TGTTCAACGGATGGGCCAAGGGCGGCGAGGTCTACGAGTGCTCTGACCACGGCTGCGGATGCGGCTGGGAGTACGAATACGAGGCCGGCGAGCCGATGGGGATCCCGTGGCCGACTCCCCTGATCCAGATCACCGCGACGTCCGAGGACCAGACGGACAACATCTACCGGCCGTTGCAGTCCATGGTGAAACACGGTCCGCTCGGCGAGCAGATGAAGGTTCGCGAGGGATTCATCCGGCTCCGCAACGAAGGCCGGATCGACGTCGTCACCAGCTCGGCGCAATCCCGGCTCGGTAACCCGATCACTCACGCGGTCCAGGACGAAGTCGGCATCTGGACCGATACGAACAAGATGCGCAAGGTCGCCGAGACGCAACGCCGCGGCCTGGCCGGCATGGGCGGCCGCGCGCTCGAGACGACGAACGCCTGGGATCCGTCCGAGGACTCGGTTGGTCAACGCACGAATGAGGCCCGCGCGAAGGACGTCTTCAAGTTCCACCGCCTCCCGCCGTCCAACCTGAAGTTCACTGTGAAGGCCGAGCGGCGGAAGATCCTCGCCTACGTGTACGCCGGCGCCGATCACGTCGACCTGGACTCGATCGACGCTGAGGCGGCCGAGCTCATGGAAAAGGACCCCGGCCAGGCGGAGCGGTTCTTCGGCAACAGGGTGATCGCAGGCCTCGGATCGTGGATGGAAGGGCCGAGTTGGGACGCCCGGGCGGCGGAGAAGCGCCGCACGATCGCTCGCGGCACGCAGATCGTCATCGGATTCGATGGCTCGGACGTCGACGACTGGACTGCACTGCGCGCCGAGACCCGGGACGGCTACCAGTTCACGCCGACCGTCGCCGGCCAGCCGACTATCTGGAACCCGGCGGCGTACGGCGGCCAGGTGCCCCGCCTCGAGGTGGCAGCAGCGATCGACGAGGTGTTCACGTTCTTCGACGTGGTCAGGATGTACTTCGACCCGCCCGGCTGGGAGACCGAAGGTGACGCCTGGGCGGAGAAGTACGGCGAGAAGCGTGTGATCCGGTGGGAGACGTACCGGCCGGTGCAGATGCACTCGGCGGCGGAGCGGCTCCTCACCGACGTGAACAAGGCCGACTCGGAGTTCACGCACGACGGCTGCGAGACCACCAAGATCCACATGCGCAACGCGCGGAAGGCGCCGCGGCCGAACCTGCGCTACGTCCTCGCGAAGGCGAGCCAGCAGCAGAAGATCGACTCCTGTGTGGCTTCGATCATCTGCCACGAGGCCGCGGGCGACGTGACCAAGGCCGACCTGTGGAAGACCGAGTCGTACGTCTACATCCGGTGAGGAGGGTTCTGTGGCACTGACCGCCGAGGATGCCCTCAAGTTCACCGATCAGCTGTACGCGAAGCTGAGCCACAGGCGGAACGAGATCCGTCTGTTCAACGACTACGCCGACGGCAAGCATCCGCTCCGGCTCGGCTCCGAGGAGTGGTCTCAGGACCATGCCCAGCGGTTCAAGGGCTGGTCGGACAACTGGTGCGGTGTCGTTGCTTCCGCGCCGGGAGAGCGGACCGCGCTCGACGGCTTCCGGGTCGGAGACGACGACGACGTCCAGAGCGCCGACGAGAAGGAGCTCTGGCGGCAGTGGGACCTGAACGAGATGCCGTCCCAGTCGTCGCAGGGCTTCCTTGCCTCGCGGATCGCGCGCCGATCGGCCGTGCTCGTCTGGGGTGACGCCGATGACAACCCGGTGATCACCTGGGAAGACCCCGCACAGGTAATCGTCGACTACGACCCGTCGACGCGGGTGTCCCGGTACGCGCTGAAGGCCTGGCTTGACGGCGATCTCGAGCTGGCGACGCTCTACACCGACACCGAGGTGTGGAAGTTCCAGCGGCCGCGGCTCGCCACGAGCATCGAGCGCGGCCACACACCGGACGGTCTGATCATCGTCTCGGACTACAAGAACCACGTGTCCGCAGGCGGCTGGGTACGGCGCGAGCACACCGGCGACGACACGTGGCCGATCACCCACCCGATGGGGATCCTCCCGATCCAGGAGTTCACGAACCGGCCGAAGCTCGGCAACCACCCTGTCAGCGACATCGAGGGCACGATCGCGATGCAGGACGCGATCAACATGCTGTGGAAGTACCTGTTCGCAGCTGCTGACTACGCGTCGATGCCGGCCCGGGTGGTGATGGGTCTCGAACCGCCGAAGATGCCGATCCTCGATGAGAACGGCGTCAAGATCGGCGAGAAGCCCGTCGACATCGAGGCCCTGCAGAAGGGTCGCATGCTGTGGCTCACCGGCCAGAACGGCAAGATCGGCCAGTGGGACGCCGCCAAGCTCGACGTCTTCACCGACGTCATCAACGTCGCCGTCAAGCACCTCGCGGCGCAGACCCGGACCCCGATCCACTACATCGTCGGCGAGCTCGGCAACGTCAACGGGGAGACCCTGACCGCCACCGAAACGCCGCTGGCAATGAAGGTCCGCGAGTCGCACCTGTTCCACACCCCCGACGTGCGGGGCGTGTTCCGGCGCATTGCCCTGGTCCAGGGCAACGATGGTCTCGCGGAAGCGTGCCGGTCCGGTCAGCCGCAGTGGCGTAACCCGGAGATCCGGTCCGAGGCGCAGATGGCCGATGCCGCGTCGAAGGACAAGGCGACGGGGTTCCCGATCATGTGGATCGCGAAGTACCGGTACGGCTACACGCAGAAGCAGCTGGCCGAGCTCGAGGCGATGCTCGAGAAGGAGCGCACGGACCCGGTCCTGCAGGAGGCGCTGAAGACCGTCGCCAACCCCGCCGCGCTGGTCGCTCCTGCGCCGCCGGCGGTGCCTGGTGCTCCGGTCGGCTGAGGCTGCGCTACTCCAGCAGCAGCGGCTCTCAACGGTCGCCGTCGCGGCGGCTCGCAGAGCCTGGCGGCTCGGGAACCCTCTCGGGCTCCTGCCCTCACTCACGACGCTGCAGGGACTCGCGGCGCAGGACGGCGCCGCGGCTGTCGGGGCGATGCTCGCCGAGCAGAACATCGCCGCTCCCCAACAAGCCTCGGTCAACACGCAGGCCCTCGCAGGTGTCGCGTCGGACGGCCGGCCGCTCGGGTCGCTGCTCGAGCAAGCCGCCTCGGAGCATGCGCTCGAACTGATGGCCTTCACCCAGGTCGCCGACGCAGGCCGGGTCGCCGCCGGCCTCTCGATTGCTGTCCGTCGACACGTCGGCTGGGTCCGCATGGTCTCCCCGCCTTGCTGTCCTCGCTGCGCGATCCTGGCCGGCAAGTACTTCAAGTGGAACACCGGCTTCCAGCGGCATCCGCTCTGCAAATGCAGCCACATCCCCACCCAGGAGGACGTGGCCGGCGACGTACGCACCGACCCGAAAGCGCTGTTCGACGCTGGCCAGGTCAGCGGCGTCACCAGGGCTGAGCAGAAGGCGATCGGTGAAGGCGCCGATGCCAACCGGGTGATCAACGCGCGCCGCTCGCAGTACATGGACGAGGCGGGCAACAGGCTCACATACGACTCCACCACGCGCCGCGGAACCGGCATCGCGATCCGGCCGACACCGGAGCAGATCTACCGCAACGCCCGCGAGGACCAGGCCGTCGCGGTCCAGCAGCTGAAGCAATTCGGCTACATCCTCTGAAGTTTTCTCGGCGCGCACGGCGCCGGGTCCGACCTCCGCAAGGGAGATCACCAGCATGACCGAACCAGTCGCTGTTCCGCCTGTCCCGGCCCCTCCTGCAGGTGGGCCGCAGACACCGCCGGCCGCTCCTCCCGTCACTCCGCCGGCCGAGCCAGCGGCTCCCCCGGTGGAGATCCGCGACCCGAACGCTCTCTTGAATGCCTACGAGGCCGAGAAGGAGAAGCGGAAGACGGCCGCGGAGGCGGCGCGGACCGCGACGGAGGAGCTCGCCGCGCTCAAGGCGAAGATCGCCGGCACCGAGGCGGAACACGCCGCGCAGTTGGCGGCACAGAAGGTCAAGGACGAGGCGCTCAGCGCCGCGAACTCTCGCATCTTGAAGGCCGAGGTGAGAGCTGCCGCAACGGGCAAGCTGTCCGATCCGGCGGACGCGCTGCAGTTCCTCGACCTGTCGAAGCTCGAGGTCGGCGAGGACGGCGAGGTGGACGGCAAGGCCGTCGCCGCCGCGATCGACGACCTGATCAAGAACAAGCCCTACCTGGCTGCGCAAGGCAAGAGGTTCCAGGGCGCCGGAGATGGCGGGACTCGCACCGAGACCGATAAGCCCATCACCGACCAGATCGCCGAGGCCCGTAAGGCTCGCAACTTCCCGCTCGCCATCGCGCTGGAACAGAAGCGCGCGGCGGATCTCGCTGCAACCAAGTAAGGAGATAGACCATGTCCGGAATCACCGGCCTCGGTACCACCTTCAACCTGCCGAACTACCACGGCGAGCTGTTCGACATCACCCCGACCGACACTCCGCTGCTGTCCGCGGCGGGCGGCATCGGTGGCGGTGGGCAGGTCGACTCGACCTCGTTCGAGTGGCAGACCTACGACCTTCGCGACGCGTCCTCGCGGCCGCGGCTGGAAGGCGCCGCCGCGCCGGCCGCTGAGGAGCGGGTCCGGGCGAACGTGCAGAACGTCTGCCAGATCTTCCACGAGGCCGTGTCGACCTCGTACACGAAGCAGGGCGCGACGGGGCAGTACACGACTCCGGGTTCGGCGCCGTTCCAGCAGCCTGCGGGTGAGACCGTGGTGATATCCGAGCACCAGTGGCAGATCATGAACGCGCTGAAGCAGATCGCCCGTGACGTCAACTACGTGTTCTGGAACGGCACGAAGGTCGTCCCGACCACCAACGCGACCGCTCGCCAGACCCAGGGTCTTCTGGGTGCGATGACGTCGAACTCGCAGGTCGCGGATGCGACGAACCCGATCCAGCCGGGTACGACCGCCACCACGGTGGTCACCCCGACGTCGGCGCACAACCTGGTGGTCGGTGACAAGGTCGTCTTCACCGACGTCGGTGCCTCGACGGCGATCGTCCCGGGCCGCGCGTACTGGGTGAAGACGATCTCCACGACCGTGTCGTTCACGATCTCGGCAACCAACGGAGGCGCGGCGATCACCATCGGCACCGCGAACGTGTCCTTCATCGGCATGAAGCAGGCCTCGCTGATCACCCCGGACATGCTGGGCACCCTCCTGCAGTCGGTGTTCGACAACGGCGGCATCAGCGAGCAGGACACCGCGACGCTGTTCTGCAGCTCGGGCATCAAGCGGACCATCACGAAGGCGTACGCCACGGCGTACTCCTCGACCGCCGGCATCCTGGCCGGCACCCGCAACGTCGGCGGGGTCTCGATGAACACGATCGTGACCGACTTCGGCACCCTCAACCTGCAGATCGACCGGCAGCTCCCGGCCGACGCGCTCGCCGTGGTGTCCCTGGAGATGGTCGACCCGGTGTTCCTGAACATCCCGGGCCGCGGCGTGCTGTTCGAGGAGGCCCTGGCCAAGACCGGCGCCTCGGACAACACCCAGATCTACGGCGAGATCGGCCTGAAGTACGGCAACCAGGCCGCGCACGGCGTCATCCGCGGCCTGTTCTCCTGATCGCCCAGCCGGACTGAGAGGAGGTCGTCATGGCTCTTGCACCGCTCGCCCAGGCGGCCGACCTCGACACCAAGGGCGTCGACATCAGCAACGTGCCGCTCGTCGAGCTCATGCTCGACGTGGCCTCCTCGGTCATCCGGGAGGCCGCCGGCAGCACGATCTCGCAGACGACGTCCACCGTGAAGGTCATGGCCCCGGACGGCCGCTGGCTGACCCTCCCCGGCCCGGTCACGGCCGTGACCGCTGTCCTTCTGGACGGGGTCGCGTTCGCCGACTGGAAGTTCATCGGCGGGATGCTGTGGCACCCGTGGGGCTGGTCGTACGGCACGTACACGTTCCAGCGGCCGTTCCGGCACGACATCTGGATCCCGGTCGAGGTGACAGTCACCTACACCCATGGGCTTGCCGAAGTGCCGGCGGACATCGTCAACCTGTGTGCGGACCTGGCCAAGCTGGGCATCGAATCAGCCGGTCAGGAATCCCGACCGGCGGCGTTGGTGGCGTCGACCGAAAGCATCGATGACCACTCCGAGACGTTCCAGTACGCCGCTAACGCGCGAACGCTCATGGAGCTCCCGGACGCCACCCAGCAGTGGCTGGCGCAACGGTTCGGCGGCGGCGTTTACGTGACGAGGGAGCTGAAGTGATCACCGCCGCAAGG